TAGATATAACCGCAGGAGATGGCATAGCTGTCTCTGGTGGGCCTATTACGTCTAGTGGCTCCATCACTGTTACTAATACTGCACCAGATCAAGTTGTAACGTTAACGCCGGATGCACCTGTGATAATTTCAGGTACGTATCCTAACTTCACTGTCGGTGTTGATACTTCGGCTTTAGGCGCTGTGACGTCAGTAGATGTGTCTGGTGGCACAACCGGATTAACTTTCACTGGAGGCCCTATTACTAGCTCTGGTACTTTAACTTTGGGCGGGGTATTAAGTATAGCAAATGGCGGCACCGGAGTAGCTGTTGGTATGAACGGGGGGACGTTCTAAATGCCCATTGTATTCACGTCACCGACGTTTTCTACAACTACTGCTAATACAGCAACGACTACTATTGATACAGCAGCGATTTTAGAGCATGCTTTTCGTCGTTGCCGAGTGCAGCCATCTCAGCAGACTCCAGAATTAGTACAGACTGCTAAAGAAAGTTTATATATTGCACTACAAAACTTAGTTAATCGCGGGCTGAATCTGTGGTGTCTACAGACTGATTTTATTGGTCTGTCTAACGGGCAGTCTGTTTATGATGCCCCCGTTGGTACCGTCGATATTACGAATGTAATTTACAGTCAGCCAATACGAGTTGTTGGGTCTGATATTGTTGGAGCTGATAGTTATATGACGGTATTCAATTCAGCGACTAGTGTTGTACGTTTGGGGTTGAAATTTGATAGTATCAGACCGTCAGAAATGATTATTTTTCAGTCGTCCAATGATGGAATTGAGTGGGAAAATACTAAGTCTTATACACGTGGTGATTGGACTCCTGGTGTATGGTATTGGTATCCGGTTAATGTAATCACTGCGACTCATTTTCGCATTGTAGCTACATCTGATATAGCGGTAAGAGAATTTTATTTAGCATCAAGTGTTTCAGATTTACCAGTAGTGCAGTGGAACCGCGATACTTGGGCGACGATACCAAATAAAATGCAGGTTGGTCGTCCATCGACGAATTATTATCTCGAACGTTTGCTAACTCCACGTATTACTCTGTGGCCGGTTCCAAATAATAGTTACGATCATTTACAAGTATTTGTGCAGCGTCAAATAAATGATGTAGATGTGCTTACTCAGCCTATAGAAGTTCCACAACGATGGGTAGAGGCAATTATTTGGCAATTGGCGTCGCGGTTATGTTTTGAGTTGCCACAAGTCGATGCTGCATTGATACCTAGTATTGTGGCTATGGCTGATAAAATGTTGTTAGAAGTGGAGCGTGAAGAAGTAGACGGCGCTCCTATTGCACTACAACCAAGCATTTCGGTATATACAAGATGAGTCTTTATCTCCCCGTTAATCTCAAAGGCACTGCAGCGATTGCAATATGCCCGCGTTGTAGGTTTAAGGTGCAATATGGTGATCTTGTGCAAGACCCGAATACTAAGCTCTGGGTATGCCCAGATTGTAAAGATGTGTATGATCCGTGGCGTTTGCCTGCACGATTGCCTGAGAAAATTTCTCTTGACCATCCGCGTAGGGACGATGATCTAATATGAGCGGCATGACTTATGATTCGTTGATTAGGGATATTCAAATATACGCGGAGCGTAACGATGCGCCGTTTGTTGAACAGATTCCTAGATTTATAGAACTGGCTGAAAATCGTCTTGCTGTTGAGGTCAAGAATTTAGGTTATGTACGTGTTGTAAGTGGTGTGTTAAGTAGTAATACATTAGCCAAACCATCCAGATGGCGGCGTACTAAGAGCTTCTCTATAATGCTCAATGGAGATCGTAAGTATCTCTTTCAGCGATCCTATGAGTATTGCCGCACTTTTGCTCATAGTAACACCGTGACAGGAACGCCTCGTTATTTCGCTGACTATGATTATGAACACTTCTTAATAGTACCTACGCCAGATATACCATATTCGTTTGAATTGCGGTATTACGAACGTCCTACTCCTCTAAGCTATAGCGTCCAAACGAATTGGATAACGCAATATGCTCCGCAGTTGTTACTCTATGCCTCTTTATTGGAGGCAATGCCTTTCTTAAAAACTAGTGAACGTATAGCAGAGTTTCAAGCACTGTATGACAGGGCTATGCAGGGGATATTGAATGAAGATCAGGAGCGCCTATTATGACATATATTGATGTCTTTGGTACTGATACCCTACCTCCTGCTGAGTATAGTTATGCTAACTTTTCGTTTAGTACGAATGCAGTTTTTTTGTGGCCGTATAACGCAACAGGGGAGAACGCGCTAGCTAAGATTAACGAGATTGCAACTACGACCTCAGAACTTAGCTTGACGCTACCTAGCGCCAATGCTGTATCGGTAGGAGAAGATTTCTTATTACGTAATGTAGGGGACTATACATTTTCTGTTTTAAACGCTAATGGTGATACTGTAGCTACGGTAGAACCTGGCGTTGCTAAGTATTTCTATTTATCGGATAATACAAGCGCAGCAGGTGCGTGGCGAGTACTTACGTATGGGGCTGGTGCATCTTATGTAGATGCTGCACAGCTTGCAGGCGCTGGTATTAAAGCTATCTTTTCTTCACTTAGCCAATCGCATCCAGTAATAGAAAGTGCTACCGGGACGCTTATTACTGATAGTTATCGCGCTAAAGTGTTTAATTACAAAGGCGGTATAGATACACTTTCGTTGGATTCTGCATATGCGCTAGGTAATGATTTCTTTTTCTTACTTAAGAATAGCGGAAGCGGCACTTTGATAGTAGACCCGCATGGGGCTGAGTTGATTGATGGACAATTGTCCATCGATGTACAACCAGGAGAGTCTGCATTACTAATATGTTCTGGTACGTCCTGGTTTACTGTTGGTCTTGGGAGATCACTTCAATATAACTTTACACATCTTGTGTACGATGTCACAACAGGGTCTCCATTTACACTGACACCAACACAGGCAAGCAATAAGCTTCTTAATTTCATAGGTAGCCCTAATGATGATGTTATCGTTAATGTTCCGCCTGTTGTTTCTGTCTATTACGTCTATAACAATGTCAGTACAGCGCGACCTGTAACAATAAAAACAGCAAGTGGGTATGGGTCATCTATAAGTCAAGGGCAACGAGCCATTCTTTTTTGTGATGGCACTAATGTAGTTTCTGCACAATCAGTAGTAGCTACATCTAACGTTACATTTGTTGATGGTTCTGCAACTACACCAGCTATCACCTTTGCAAGTAGTACTAATACTGGTATTTATAGCTACGGTGGGGGCGGAATAGGTATCTCAGTAAATGGCATACCGGTCGCAATATTTACATCGACTAGTGCGATATTCCCTCTTGGTATAGATGGTGGAGTATTTTAAGGAGTATGTAGCATGGCACAACCTGGATTCACACCTATTGTTCTTTATCACAGCACAACCCCGTCGAATGTTCCTTCGGCTGCTAATTTAAGAGTTGGTGAATTAGCTGTAAATATTGCCGATAGAAAGATTTTTACTAAGGACGCTAGCGGTAACGTCGTTGAGATTGTTGGGCCGTCATCTGGTGGTGGTAGTGGTGGTGGTACTGGTGGGGCGTCATCCGGCGATATGAGCGGTGCTGTTGCGTTTACTGGAGTTTTAACGCCTGCTCAGATTACCGCCGATACTAATGATTATGCACCGACAGGGTTGTATACTGCTAGTACTTTGCGGTTATCTACTGACGCAACTCGAAATCTTACTGGACTGGCGGGGGGTACTAATGGTCGATTGATGATCATACATAACGTTGGTAGTAATCCGTTAGTGCTGAAAAACGAATCTAGCGACTCCGCTCCAGAGAATCGTTTTCTTTTAGGCGGATCAGATTTGACATTGAATGCAGGTCAGTCTTGTGTGCTGCAGTACGATTCTACCAATAATATATGGAGGTCAATAACGGGAGTGTTTAGTAGCGTAAACAATAGTGAAGGATATAGACTGTTTAATGTTGTCATAATTACTGAGGTTGGTGATGGGGTATACAGTGTTCCCAATAATGTGACAGCATTACTTATTCGCGTAGTTGGTGGAGGCGGGGGTGGAGGTGGAGGTTATATAGGTACAAATAATTCTATAGGTGGAGGTGGGGGTGGTGCTGGTGGGTATTGTGAAATATTTTGTACTGGGCCTTTCCCTGAGGGGTGTCAGTTTATGTATTATATTGGTGCAGGAGGTATAGGGGGACAGGTTGGTAATGATAGTGTTACTGGTGGTGATGGTGGTATTGGTGGCGCTACATATTTTTTTAATTTAGACATCTTTCAGGTCGTTTCACTTGGTGGTGGGGGCGGGTATGCTGGAAATTCTTACCATGTTGGGTGCGGCGGGGTTGGCCTGTTTAGTGAGTTTAATATATCTAGACATTCGAACTATACTGGAACATGCGTAGCTGTAACGTCAAAAGGCTGCACTGGCGGTAACGCATTTCTTTTTAACGGGGGGGCGGGTGGCGCAAGTGCGCTTGGTGGAGGAGGTTACGGTGGAAGTTTCTCTGAAAACATTAATTTTAATTTGAGGAATGGAACATGTGGAGGTGGTGGAGGTGGTGGAAGTGGGGACGTAGTTGGTGGTAATGGTGGTAATGGTGGGTCTGGATATATAGAAATATATGAATTTGTGGGGCCTGTAAGTGGGGCGGGGGGGAATCCGCAACCATATCCTATCGGTCTTATAGTGGTAGGAAACAGTAACTGCATCAACATTGATAGTGACTTCAACGAAGTCTCATCTAATGACGTTGCGACCTTGATTAATAGCCATCCTACATATACAGGCATAACGACACAGATAATTGACGGTCAGTACATGGTGCGTATTCCGAAGTTCTACTTCAAGGCGGGCACGGTGCCATCGGGCACCTACGCAGGCAAAGCCTACTGGATGATCTCTGACCAGCCGGTTTCTGGCTTTACCGTGCATCCGGCCTTCCTCGGCGCGGGCGGCGTCGAGCTCGACCAAATCTGGATCGGCAAATATCAGGCGTCCTATGACGGCACCAGCAGCAAGGCACAATCCATCCCTGGGGTGATGCCGATGGTGAGCGTGGACTTTCCGACCGCGCGCGCCCGGGCGTATGCGCGCAACACCGGCGGCGTTACAGGTTTCCGGTTGTGGTCGATCTACGACCTCTGCGCCATCCAGATGCTCGCCACTATCGAGATGGGCGGGCTGGACATGCAGTCCCTCATCGGCCAAGGCCGTGTCAACGCATCGTCTGCCGCCAATGTCGACGCCAGCGACGTTGCGCAGGCCACATGGCGCGGGATCGTGGGCTTGTGGGGTAACGTGTCGCAGATGACGGACGGTATTAAGACTCTCAGCGGCAAATGGCATCGCTGGCAATACAACATGCCAGAGAATATCACGACTGACGATTTCTCGACGGGATATGTTAATACATATAAATCCGTGGTCAATGGCGGTACCCGCCCGGCCACATTTAACACGGATTTGCTGACGGACGGTGTCATCGCCGCCGCCACAGTTACTAATATAGCCAGCAATGGTTTGACTGGTGACTTTTGGTATTCGTATTCCGATAGCTCGAATAGACTCTGGCATCACGGTGGTAGTTGGAACGACGGCTCGGATGCCGGGATGTTCTGTGCGATTGTGAGCGATACCCCGTCGAGCACAGCTAGCTACATCGGTACTCGCCTTGCGAAGGTGTAACTATTAAGGAGAGGTGCTGTGCTAACCATTAAAGACTATACACTCATTATTGACGACAAAACTATTCCTTTACCACGCTTAGAACGTTTGGCGCGGGTCAAAGTATGGCGTGTACCGATTGAGTATAGACCAGACGGTTTATTTGTATCTGTTACATCGTTTAATGAGCCCGAAGAGATACCCGCATGTAATTTGTCTGAATGTGAATTTCTCGGAGAAGACGTACTTATTCCTCTTCGGAACATTATGAATATTCAGAGCCATGACTCTGTTAAACGCGATACTTACAAGAGAGCAGCGCGTATTGAAAATGGCAAAGTGGTTGATTTGTGGGCAGTCCCATCTTTAGATTGTTACGGAGACCGTTATACTCTTGTCGAAGCGCCTGAGTGGGTACAAATTGGCGCGACATGGGATGGCACAACATTTACTAACCCACCTCCTCCGGAAAAGACATTTGACGAAATCGTAGCTGAATTCACGAAAAAGGTTCAATTTCGGCTCGATGCTTTTGCGCGCACTCGTGGATACGATAACATCTTTTCGGCATGTACTTACGCTACGAGCACAGACCCTAAGTTTTCCGTTGAAGGTCAATATTGCATTCAAGTGCGTGATGTAACGTGGTCTAAATGCTACGAAATCTTGGATGACATACAATCTGGGCAACGCTCTGTACCGACATGGGAAGAGTTCGAGGCTGAACTTCCAGTGCTGCAATGGCCTAACTGATTCTGTCCACCATTGTTTACTATAGATGGTGTAGTGTTCTAAGGAGTATGTGATATGCCGCAACCAGGATATGCTTCAATCATTCATTATCACAGCACGACGCCGTCGAGTACGCCTTCGCCAGATAACTTAGATGTTGGCGAATTGGCTATCAATATTGCTGATAGAAAGATTTATACTAAGGATGACAATGGCAACGTTGTTGAGATTGCCGGGCAGTCATTCGGCGATATGAGTAGTGTTATTGCGTTTACTGGAGTTTTAACACCTGCTCAAATTACTGCTGATACTAATGATTATGCACCGACAGGATTAGATACTGCTAGTATTTTGCGATTATCTACTGATGCAACTCGAAACCTTACTGGGTTGACTGGGGGGACTAGTGGGAGGTTGATAGTCATTTATAACATGGGTAGTAACTCATTAGTATTGAAAAATGAATCTACTGATTCTACTGCTGTGAATCGTTTTTCTTTAGGTGGGACGGATTTAACGTTAAATACAGGGCAGTCTTGCGCGCTGCAATATGATTCTACGAGTAGCAGATGGCTGTTGTTAGTATCTAATGTAGCAAATGCCACGAACGCCACGAGCCTCACCGGAACCTCTACCTCGAACATCCCCACCTCCGCCCTTGGCAGTGAGACGGCGAATAGTACAACGTTTCTGAAAGGCAACAGAACGTGGGCTACGATTAACGCCTCAGACATCCCCACCTCAGCTCTTGGCAGCGGAATGGCGAATAGTACAACGTTCTTGAGAGGCGATAGAACGTGGGCTACCATTTATGACATCGGGTCTGGCGGGTCTGGTGGATTT